CATTGCGTTCTTTGGTTGAAGTTTTAAAATCTATTATCGACAGTACTCCATTGTACTCAGCGATACAATCAACTCTACCCGCTACCTTATATTTAGTAGAATAAAGCCCTGCTTCTTGTGCATAGATGTTATCTATATTACACAGCACTTTATCCTTTAATTGGGAAAATAAACACCACGGTAGGAACTTCTTTTTATGTTCATCAAATTTCTTTGGAAAATCTCTACCCATATTATTGAGATAATCCTCACACATATGATGAACGGCAGTACCTCTTGCAGCTGCAGTTCTTGCTACATAGTTCGCAACGTCATCTCCCACACGTTTACGCCATTCAAACAATCCTTCTTTATTACGGACTGATAGAACTGTCGTAATTGATGGCATATAACCTTGAGGGGTTACATAAAATCTTTTTTTATCTATTGTTTTGGTGGTTAATTCTGGTATATCTACTTGAATATGGTTAAACATATTTTGCTCCCAAATTGAATGATTGGTCGGGAACTACTATAAGTCTTCCAGATTTATCATAGGTTACGTGGGGAGTCTCTGTAATAGATACAGTTCTTCCCCACTTTTCATCATAACTAATTCTATTTTCATAATAAACCGATATAGGTTGAATCGGTGTAATCGCATCAATCATATTTTTAAGTCTCTACAGATCTCATCCTTACTACTAGACGGTCTGCCCTATTGGTTACTTGTCGATACCATCTGCTATCAACCATTTCATCTGCGGCTGCGGCCCAATCTCTGGCATCCACACCACGTTTCATTCCTTTGAATTTGCTCAATCTTGGACGCCCCATATTAAACATCATATTGGCGATGATTAATTGGACTTCTTCGGGCAAGGTATCAAAGTCGGGATAGAGGGTTTCGCAGTCAGACAATACTGCTTCAACGTCTTGGTCGAAGCATTCGTTAACACGTTGCTCGGTGACAGGACTCCCTGTTTCCTCACCATGCTCTGGGTCTGACTCTCTAACCAGATGGCCGATGCCAAAAGTAGGCAACCCAAGATGATCCAAATATATCTCATATTTGACTCCCTCATCTCTGGCAATTTCTTCTCTGAGTTGTTCAATATTCATAAGTTACTCCTGTTCATAACTATCAGCGGGAGCTCCGCAGATAGGACACTCATCGTCTGGCGGTGCCTCGCCCTCATGAATGTGGCCACAATCTGGGCATATCCATTTCATTATTCATCTCCTATTCCTAATTTGATTTTGCTAATAATATAGTTCTTAACAAAACCAGAACGAACAATATCACCAATATTAAATTCAGTGCAATTAAATTCATCCATCTCTTGTAAAATACGTAAGAAGTCATGTAGACCATTACGCTCATTTTGTTTTACTAAATCAGATTGACTAAAATCACCACAGAAGACGATTCTAGAATCTTGTCCAACTCTTGTTATAATAGTATCCAATTCATGGAAATTTAGGTTCTGACATTCATCCACGATAATGAGTGCATTATCGAATGTCAATCCCCTAAGAAATGATGTTGACAAAAAGAAGACAGTGCCTTGTGCTTTCAGTTTGTCATATAGACTATTAAATGCCTGTTCATTAGGCATCTCAAACATGAACTGTACCATGTTCTGATATGGAACTTGATACAATGCAGCCTTATCTTCTTCATCGCCTGGCAGGAAACCAATCTCCCTAGTAGGGATTAATGACCTTACCAGAACAACCTTGTCATAAGGTTGTTTTAAATCCATTACGGATTGTAGTGCCAGATATAACGAAATAAATGTTTTACCTGTACCAGCAGACCCAAATAAAAACTGATTTTTACCAGCTTTCCATGTATCAAAAACTGTCTTTTGATTGTCAGTTAATGACTTAATGGTTACTAGGCTATTGTGGTTGATTTCTTTATTTTTTTTACTTGCCATGATTCACCTTGCTTTTCATATGCCATACAGCTATCCCAATGATAATGTGGGGGGAAACGCCTCTTGGGGGCGCTTCTTACCCCCACTGGTGTTGAGTGTTCAGTTATACTTTCCACTACACCGCTTCTATTTATCACTACTAAACTTTTTAGTGTATTTTCTAGCTGCTTCAATTGTCTTTAACCTCTTGTGAGAAGCGCCACTTCCATACTTATCTGCTAATGCAGAGGTGGGGTGGGCAGCAGAAATCCTCTGCATATTCTCATTAAACCCCATATCTGTTTTCGGCCCTACACCCATTATGTGGTCGCCAGTAAGTGACGGTGCCTTGTTCCATGCTTTCTTAATATGAGGATTCTCTAGCAGAAGTTTTTCCATCTCTGCGATACTCATCATATCAGTAAATTCTTCGTTAGTTTTTGTGTTTATAAAATCATATATTGGCACTTTTAAAATCCAATTCTAATTGGCGAGGATCTCCGCCTATATTATTAATTTTTGTTTGTAACTGATTGACTTCTATATTTAAGTCTACTATTCTCAATTGAAGTTTATGAACATACCCTTGCATTTCTGCTAGTTCTTTCTTCCAAAGATCCTCTTGTGACATAACTACCCCTTCACTATAATGTGGTGCGGTTTCTTCACGCAGCCGCCTCCCCATGTAATCCCAATATCCTTCTCGTTGCATCAAACCACTCCGGCATCTGTCTACGTTTATACGTAGCAAAATCAGACTTCTCTAATATATAGTAAGTCTGATAAGACAAGACAGCGTCTTCACCTTTACAATGGTCAGGCATACATTGTGGTGGGTCTACAAACCCCGCCACTGGAATTGCTTGAGGAAATTCTCGTAAAGGTACTATGAGTCGTTCTGTAGCATGGTGCTTACCATACCGATAAGTGTATTCATCCATAAGCGCTCTCATATGTTTATACAACCACGAATAATGTTGGTATGATTGCCGAACCCATTTTGAACTAGGATGGTTTTTGTGAGCCATCTTGTATAGTCCAACTTTATCTGCATATTCATCGCCATCAAGTACACGATGAGCAGTAGAGAGCATCTGAGCGCTCTCTAGTATCATCTTGACAACGTGTTTATCACACATTTCTTGAGCAGCGATTTTAGCATTTCTGTTTACGTAGAATATATTCATTTCTGCTTTTTCCATGTATAGAAGATATGGTCTTGTATCTCTATTGTTTTTGTTTTAGATTTTGCCCATCCAGGCGTAACATAGTCTGCATGGTAAAATACCGCACCATCCGTTATATCAACGAATGTGAGTTCATTATATAATATAGCATGGGCAATTGTCAAGAACCTTTGATAGATTATTTTATCTTTCGGGTCATCGCTCTTACCATCACAATACCATGAGAACTGGCATTTATTTCTTATTGGATAAAATTCTCCATTCTGTTTCCAAGATTCTCTAATAGGCCCTTGTTCAATGACTTCACAAATATTATTGGGAAATCTTTTATCTCTAACTCTATTTAAAACAACAGCGGTCACCGCAAGTTGACCAGCTGTTCCTTGGTTTCTCGCCTCATAATACATATTTTTGGCGAGACAAACTGCTGACTTTTCATTAGATACATTTTCAGCAGTTGGTAATGTGGCATTTGCTGGTGAAAATAATGTCAGACCAGCGGCTGTTAAAAGTTCTACAATCATACAGGCGCTCTCCATGATTCATCTATTTCTTCGCCCATGAATGTAGCATATGTCTGTTTAACATACTCATCACTACAGATGAGTCCATTGGTTGACATATGTGTATTCACATAGGCGACTACATCGTTTTCAGATGATGCACCAGATTCAATCGCATCAACGACATATTCTTCCATGTCCATCATCCAATTTTTCAGTTTACCCATAATAATACTCCTTAAATCCTTTGAGCAACTTACCTTGCATACGATAGGCTTGTTTCTCCCAAGGTTTTTTACTGTAGGATGTTTTAGTGTGGTCTACACCCTTCCAGAGTTGACGATAACCAAGTTTCTTAGGATAGACCCTATCCACTAATAGACCCTTGGCGGTTTGCATGACATGAACCATTTCATGACATATTGTTTCAATGAAGGCGTCTAATCCACCACCTTCTTTTTCTGGTAATTTGTTTAGGATTCGTTTGTCGATTTCTACCGTAAATTCACGGTCTGTATCCATTGCATAACAAAACCCCCAAGCACCTTGTTCAAAGGTCTTGGTTAACATAATTTCAATGTCTAGGGTACGGTGTCTGGGCATCAAAATATCAATGCACCAATATGCTACTTCTTCTGCAAGTTCACGTTGCTTCTTAGTACCGCCTGTTGCAGTAACACAGTTCATCGTATTTACCTCTTTTGTCATCATAAGGCTATATTAACACAGTGAATATGTTTTGTCAAGTGTTTTTTAATAATCTAATTGACCTTTTTTTGCCATTCCACACAATCCCCAAAACATGAGGCATATGCCTGTAGTGGCAATCAAAACTCCAATGGTGAGTGGTGCTGTTCCTTCAACAGCTCCTACACCAACAATAACGGTCATCAAACCTAACATAAATCTAATCATAATCTCTCCTATACCAAATATAATGGGCCAGTCCAATTGATGTTAAAACCACCCTCTAGGACGTTTCCTCTTGCACCGTTTCTTGCAGGCGCATTGTAACCAGCACACTTCAAAAGGTCACCTCTCTTGAACTTCTTGTCATCATCAGTATTGACAACAAAACCCCAAGCAGAACCGCCTGATTTTTGCAAGATTTTAATGTATTTAGAACCATATTTGATTTCCCACCCATCAGCAAATTCTTCACACATTTTGTGATTTTTGGGCATGAATTTTGTATAGTCATGATTCGCAGCGGCAAGCATATTCGCAATACCGTCATCAATAGAATCAAAGGACTTTTTAATAGCAATAGTCATTAGGCAACTCCAAAGTTAAACATTACAAGGGCGAATGTTCCAAACCAAACCGCAAAAGTGGCGAGAAGGAAGAACAACAACATAGTCAAAATCTTTATCATGTATATAATGTACCACAATAAAAGAGTTTTGTCAAGAAAAAAGTAGCTGTCTAAGTCATTGATTTTAAAGGATTTTCAAAAAAAGTTTATTTTTTTATGCTGGAATAGTGTAATTTTCATCCCAGCCGAACGCTTCTTTAACCACATTTGCAGACAAACCCTTATATTTTTGGTGTAATTTACCATCTTTGGCGGCAATTACAATCTCTGATTCGTCTGGATGTAGACCTTCAAGCATCTGTACGAACATCATTTCTCTACGATTTCTGGTAAGTTTTCCATTACCGCCTTGGATGAAATTGTATAATTTCCTTGCTTCCATATGCAAGTCTGTATGTTCAGTGCCTTCGGGCGCTTCGTTTTTAATATATGGTACTTCACCTTCGGGAAGAGCCCATACAATATTGGGGTCAAAAGATGATTTGAGAACCATTCGCAAAGAATCAGTATTATGTTTACGTAAAATCTCAATCTTTTTTTGTTTAGTTTTTGCTTTAGAAACTTTATCTAAAATCTCTGAAAACAGTGGGGTATATGTTTCGATAACCATTTTAAAATTCTCCTATCGACTCAGTAAGGTTGGTTAACCTCTTTTGTATAAAATAATTTAGCAATTTACTTCGATCCCCCTCTGGGGCATCTTGGTATTCCTTGAGTATATTTATATACAACTCAGATGGAGATTTTGACAAATCTATCAACATTTCATTTCGTTGATAATTTCGCTTTATCTCATCATTAGGCAAAACATCGTCAATATCATGCTCAACCCAATTTTCAATTTTCTTCTTACCTAGAGGACGTTGCCTCAAACCTTCAAAAAATGTATGGTCTGGTGATAACACATTTGGAATACCGTCACTACTGTCACCACGTAGAATATGTTGTTTTAGATATTTGTGTGGGTCTTGACCATTAATAAATTTCTTGGTAATAGGGGAATATTGGGTTACATTCTTAAATTTCTGTAACTGAATAAAATCCTTATCGCCAGAAACAATCAAAGTTTTTCCATTATCAAATTCTAGTTCAAGGCAAAGAGCAGCGATGATATCATCTGCTTCTGCACCATATACTTCTAGAACTTTGTAAGGGAAAAATTCTTTGAGTTCATCTTTAATACTATTCAGTATGCCGAAGATTTGATCCCAATCCAATGGGGAATCTTCTCTACCCTTTTTTCGATTACATTTGTAGTGAGGAAATACATCTCTACGCCAATAGTGTCGAGAGTCATAACAAATGATTAACTCACCATATTCTTCAACGAACTTAGTACGGTACATTCGTACCGAATTAAGTATCATGTGTCGAACCATCTTTTCATCTGGTTCGGTTGTCTTATTCATATTCAAATGCATCATCACACTAGCAAGTGCGATTTGATTCATATCAACTAATATCATCGTCTTTAAATTCCATATCTTTAGCAATCAGTTCAACTACATCCATATTACATTCTGTTGTCAAATGTCCGCCTTCTTCTTCTTTTGCCATCATTACACCTTTAACGATAGCTTGCATAGGGTGTTTATATCCCATATGTCTTAGGATTTGAGACTTCACGGTTTCAATGAGAAATCCAGTATCCTTAATAAATTCTTTACCGCTAACGTCAATACCGTTTTCACTCAATGTATGAATCAATTGTACTACGACACCCTCTGTCAAATCATCTGCGAATTTAAGATTTTCTTGGATTTCCATCCAATCTTCATCGGGTATCTTAATTAGACTCTTTTTTTCCCACGGCCCTTTTATTACGTTTCCTTCTGGTAGATTTTCCTCTGACATTTTCAGATTCCCTTGTTTTTCCATTGTCTTCATCATACATTTCTTGTGTATATACAGCACCTAACATTGGATAATAAACACCAACATCGAACTTCGGTTGACCTTTCTTTGGGCCTTCCCAATAGTACGCCTGTGCAATACAACGTCTACGGATTTTCTTTTCCATGTACTCACCATAGAAATCACAAATCCAATCACCACTTTGTAAGTATCGGTTCATATCTTTGATATATCCCTCATGGATATGCATCCGAGCATATGCACCTTTAACCTTTTGTCTATGAGCAGACCTTTCAGAAGATGCAAGGTCTTTTTGAGTCTTAATCCAATTTTTAATCCTTTTAGGACTTAACATATGGTCATCAGGCAAATCACGAATACTGTGATGTAAACCACTCTTACCATAATCGGGATTTTTCTCTGCACGTACTTCTCTTGCTTTCTCAAGCCGTTCTGCAGCCGCAACACGTTGTTCCTCTGTCATGGGTTTACGAGGTTTACGTTTCTTTGGTGCTGTCCAATTAGAGTTATCGGTTTCTACAACCATCTTACGTTTCGCCATAATTATATTTATCCCTTCAAAAAGTAAGCAACCATACCATTTAGAAAAATGGCAACGGCTACCGCATTAACAACAATGAGTGCTCTATCATTCCAAATAATAGACACCCACAACCAACCAGCAACCCCTACAAATTGTAAAAACATATTATAAGGATAGAGGTTATTCGTAGTAGCAATCATAGCAAAGACCAACACAATTGAACTTACCCACTTCAACCACCAAGATAGTGGATGAGCGTGTTTCGTTGGTGTTAGTGTTTTACTTGCATTTTCGTGCTCTTCCAATCTCACTGAACCCCTTCCACTTTCTAGAAACCTTGTTGTTCTTTACGTTTTGCTTCTGCCTTCAACCAACGGCGTCTACCCGCTGCCTTGGCAAGTCTTTTCTTTTCACCTCTTGAACGGAAATATTCT